CTGGTGACTGGTCGAAGAAATACCTCGAAGCTCCAAAGGCAGTCCTGCGAGCGTGGCTCGACACAGAGGCAGCCGACTCGACCAACGATGTCCACCGCTGCGCTCAGGGTATCGTCCGCTGGATTGATGCGAACCGTGGCGGTCGTTTGGTTTCAATTGTCTACGATGACGCTGGAACACGAGCGACTGACCCGAAGGCCGACTACCGACGCTTCGCTGGATATATCGACGACGAAGAGGACAGCGACAAGCCACCCCGCATCTACCTGACGACTGACCAGTGGCGACAACTCGTTGCTGACTACGGTGGCTCGCCCACTATCTGCCGAGCATTTAAAGCCGAAGGCATCCTCAAGGGCAACCAGGGCGAGAACAAGCGTTTCCAATATCAGATGCCGCAGCTGCGAATCGTGGACTCAGTGGTGCGTGAAAAAGACACGCTCGCTCGCACGTTCATCCTGGGCCGCATCGTCTGTCGTGCCCGCGCCAAGACTTACTGTCTCGACCTCAATGCACTCGAAGAATTTGCACAAAAGGAAGGAACCTAACCATGGACCAACAAACAAGCCACAAGCTTCATGCTCTCTGCGAGGAGAAGCGTGAGATTAAATTGAGGAGAGCTACCCTGCAGACGCAGGAGGCTCTCATCGACCACGAGATAGTGAAGCTCGTGGGCACCCAGAGAGAGGGCAGCGTGCGGATGGACAACGGTGCGTTTCGCGTCGTCACCACAGGTAAGATCAATCGCAGCATCGTAGAGGATGAGCTCGCGCAAATCATCGAGCATATTCCCGAAGTCCTGAGCCCATTTGAGAAGAAGACCGTGCTGAGTATCAAAAAGCTTCGGGCTCTTGAGATGGCGAACCCCGAGCTGCACAAGTATTGCTGCCGGGCCATCGTCGAGACAGAGGGCAAGACTGCTGTGAAGGTGGAGGTCAACGATGCATAACGACGACCTGCTCATCACAACAACGACTGAGATGTGTTCAAACCGTGGCATCAATGCAGTCCTCGCTGGCCTACCGAAGACCGGCAAGACTTACTCGATGCGCACACTGCCTGGCCGCCCGCTTGTTGTGGACTGTGAGAATGGGCAGCTTTGCAATCAGGGTATCGCTCTCCCAGCCGTGCAAGTGCGGTCATGGACTGATGCACTGAAGCTCCGCGACGGCCTGCTTGGCAGCGACAAGTACGCGGCGTTCGATTGCATCGGCATCGACTCAATCAGCGTGCTCGCAGAGATGCACCTTGCTGAAGAGCTTAAGCGCGTCGCTGATCCACGTCAGGCCTTTGGCAACGTCGCTCGCAATGTGCGCGAGTGGATCAACGACATCAAGAACATCATGGACAAGCACATCATCTTCATCAGCAAGATTGCCCCAGGTGAGGACGGCAGAATGATGCCGCTCATGCCAGGCAAGATGCTGGCGAATGAACTGCTTTTCTTAATGGACGAGATTCTTTTCCTTCGCTTCGTCAATGACGAGGAAGGCAACCCGCAGCGTGTCATCCAGTGCCATGGCTGTGAAACCTATAACGCTGGGGACCGTTCGGGTCAGCTTGATTTCTACGAGCCGCCTGACCTTGGCCACATCATCACCAAAATCCAATCAGGAGTTCAATCATGAGTTTTGCTTACAAACCAAAAGGCGCCGTTGCACCAATGCTAGGCAAGCCACCGGCTGGCCGATACATCGTTCAACTTGTCAGCACAGAACAGCAACGTTCAAGTGGCGACACTTGCGACCGCATCAGCTTTGAGTATCGCATTGTTGAAGGCGACTATGCAGGCAAGGCTATTTATATCCGTCTCAATGCGAATCACGTCTCTGCTCCCAAGAGTAATGAGATTTTCGAAGAGCGAATGGATGCACTGCTCTACGCAGTTGGTCGCCCCAACGGCTTCAACGACATCAAAGAAATCTTCAACATCCCCCTCGTCTTGGACGTCTACACGCGGAAGAACCCGCAGACGGACAAGGAGAGCTACGAGGTTGGAGGCATGCAACGACATGTGCAGCCGCCTGCAGCCCCGCTGCCACCGCGTTCTGAATCTGTTGTGCAGGCTCCCCCTACACAGTCAGCACCTCAGGTTCAGGCACCCAGCGGTTGGCAACCACCACAGTCAAAGCAGGACTCAATCCCGTTTTGACTACTTGGACGTCCCGTCGAGCATGCACTGTTGGCGGGGCGTCTCTTTTCTCTTAGCTGGGGGGCAGTTATGAACCAATCTTTGTGGCTTGAAAAGGTGAGAGAGAGCGGCAGACCGATTGTCGCGAGCGTTAGCGGTGGTAAAGACTCCACGGCTATGGCCCTCTGGCTGAAGTATGAAGCCGAGATCGAGAAGACCAATCAGGTCCACTGGATCTTTGCCGACACAGGCTGGGAGCACCCCGAACTCTACACCTATCTCGACGAGGTCATTGCGCCATTGCTTGGTGAGAACTTCGTGCGTGTTCGCTCCAAGAAATACCCTAGCGGAATGCCCGAGCTTGTTGAGAGGCGTGGTATGTTTCCGTCTCGCAAGATTCGCTTCTGTACTCAAGAGCTTAAGATATTCCCTATTCGAGATTTCATTAAGGACCTCGACGAGTGGACCTCCAAGCCACCGGTCAATGCAGTCGGCATCCGAGCAGCAGAATCCAAACGACGGAGCCAGATGGAAGAGTGGGAAGGTGGCGGCCCGCTGGACGTCGACACATGGCGTCCACTCATTAACTGGTTGGTGGAGGATGTTGTAGCAATCCACACGAAGTATCAAATACGACCGTGCCCGCTCTATCTTCGCGATGAACTCCCGGCCAGTCGTGTTGGTTGCTGGCCTTGCATCATGTCCCGCAAAGCAGAGATTCGGTCTGTCGTTGAGACTGACCCTGACCGCATCGTGCAGATCCGCTCCCTTGAAAAGAAGGTGGCTGACAGAGCCCGCGAACGTTACGCAAAGAAAGGTGAGACCTTCGAGTCACTCGGCTACACACCACCCACGTTCTTCCAGAGCCGAGAGGGCGACGGCTCGATGTGGCCTATCGACGAGGTGACCACCTGGTCCAAGACTTCGTGGGGCGGCAAGCAAATCGAACTCTTCATTCCCAATGACCCAAGTGAAAGAGGATGTCAGTCATGGGGTCTTTGCGACATGCCTCCAAGCCCGGATGAAGACGAATGACCACGACTCAAGAGTTAATGGACCTCGCCATTCAGCGAGAGAACCCACCGAGGTTAAACTTCCGAGACCATAGCGGCTTCTCAAACCTTGGCAGTCCTTGCCTGCGTCAAATCTGGAACGACAATCACTGGGTCAGCGAGAAACAGTTCCCTGGGAAGATCTTGCGCAAGTTCGATCGCGGCCACGGGGATGAAGAACGACTCAAAGGGTATCTTCGCAGTGCAGGCTTCACTGTCTGTGATGTTGAAGAGTTAACGGGCAAGCAGTTCAGCTTCAAGGTTGAAGGCTGTGGCTTTCTCGCAGGCTCCGTGGATGGCGTCATCAAAGGCCTTCCCGAGCTGGACGAGGACCAGTGGGCTCTTTGGGAATGCAAGTCGATGGGCAACTCGACCTTCAACACCCTCAAGAAACAGGGCCTTGAGAAAGCCAACATCAAGTACTGGGTTCAATGCCACCTCTACATGTTCCACGCAGAACTCGAGGTCTGCTGCTTCATGGCGATTCACTGTGACACACAGGAAATCTACACCGAGTTCTTCGAGGTAGACCGTGAGCTCGCGAAGCTTGAACTAAGCAAAGGCAAGCGCTTGCTTGAGTTGTGGCACGAAGAGGTTCCCAAAATCGCAGAGAACGAGAGCTACTATATCTGCCGAAATCTCTGCTCTCATCGTGATGTCTGCCATCGAGATGCATCACCTGCACGCAACTGTCGCACCTGCCGACACCTTACCCCTAATTTCAAAGGAGACCCGACGTGGCTGTGCTCAAAGCACGGAGTGAACCTCAACCGAGAAGGCCTACTCGCGGCATGCGAGGAATACGAAGTGATGAAGGTCCTAGAGACCCCATGACTCTAGAGCGATGGAAACGCATTGAAGGATTCAATGACTACGAAGTCTCGACTCATGGCCGCGTGCGCTCGTGGCGCAAACGCAGTGAGCCGAAAGTTCTCAAGCATGGGCTCGCGCCATCTGACGTCCTTATCGTCTCGCTTTGCAACGCTGGCGGGAAGAAGACCCAGCAAGTCAGAGCGCTCGTTCTCCGAACCTTCCTGGGTCCACGACCCCAACGCTCGCGCATCATTCACCGAGATGGTGATTCAACCAACTGCAAATTATACAACTTGGAGTACCAATATGAATAGCTTGACTGTGCCGCAGCGCAGCAACTTTGCCGCCCTTGAAGAAACCATTCAGCGAGGCTTTGACACCTTCGTTGATGTTGGCCAGGCCCTCGCCACCATTCGAGACGACAAGCTCTACATCGAGCAGCACGCCACGTTCGATGACTACTGCCGTACCCGATGGAACTACACACGACAGCACGTCTACCGGCTCATCAATGCTGCAGAGACCGTGGCTCAGATTGAAGCAAACCCCGGCACCTCCGAGCTGCCCACGAACGAGCGACAGGTTCGCCCGCTCAAGAAACTCCACCCAGACGACAGAGCCGAGGCGTGGCAAGAGGCTGTCGAGGAGTCCGGTGGCAAAGTCACTCAGGATGTTGTGGCTGAGGTCGTCGCTCGAAAGCTTCCGACCGTGGGCATGTCTGGTCCAGCGGACTGGTACACCCCAGACAAATACATCGCCCTGGTGAAAGAAGTGCTTGGTGACATCGACCTGGACCCAGCGTCCTGCAGCGAAGCGAACCTAAAGGTTGGCGCACACGTCTACTACTCAATCGCGCAGAGTCGCAACGGACTCCGTGAGCCCTGGCCCGGTCGTGTTTTTCTCAACCCACCCTACGGTCGCAAGGTCATCTCCGAGTGGATCGACAAAGCCTTGGGTGAGTTCAACCGTGGCACCACTGAGGAGATGATTGTCTGCATCAACAATGCGACCGACACCCAGTGGTTTGCCGAGCTTTGGGACGGCAGTCTGTGCTTCGTGCAGGGTCGCATCAAGTTCTGGGGTCCGCACAACAAGACCGACAGCCCAGCACACGGGACAGTCTTCGCATACTTCGGGGCTCACCCTGAGCGGTTCGCTGAGGTCTTTTCAAAGGTCGGGTGTGTCCTTGAGCACACTGGCAACAGCGACCGAGTGATTCATTTCAAGAGATAACCAACAACAATAAAAAAGGAAGCAACCATGGAAGAAACAAAAGGCAGTAGTGCCTGGATATTTTTTGCAATCACTTTCGCAGGCACCGTTGCAGCGGTCTTGCACTACGCGGAGCAAGGGACAGACAACCTGCTTCACCGGCCAGCAAAATCCGTTGTTCGTAAAAGCATCGCACCCATCTTCAATGATGAGATGCAACGACGAGTCATCAAAGCTGAGATGCGTCGGCCTGCTGGCACCGAGGCAGTCATGCATCCGGTTCAGATCATCTACGTGGACAAGGCAGAGCTTGAAAACCCATGCCTCACGGGCAACTGCCACGGTGAAGTAAGCCCAACCTACCGGTCTGCTCTGGACAGCATAATCATCAAGGAGGAGCTGCAATGAAACGGAAAGAAATCAAGCAAGACCTAGTGACCCTTCAGAATTATCACAAGGACCTGAAGAAGCTTCATGCCGCATTCTCGAACGAAGCGGGGCTCTTCCAGTCGCGCTATCGCGTGAGCGGTGACGAAGAAGAAGCGGAGCTTGCAGCCCTATATGAGCAGGCCTGCAATCAGCTCAAGGTTGCTCGTGACATGACAGCAGCTGAAACGAACATGAACTCTATCTTGCAGCGACGGGTCAAAGCTTTGCCTGGACTCTTTCGCCGCATGTTCCCCAAAAAGCAGAGAGCCCTTCAGTCGGCAAGGAGTTCGATATGATCTGGCCTTTCAGAAAACATCAAGAGCCCGACACTCAAGACCTTCGCCGCAGGGCTCAGGCTGAGTCTCGGTTGCGGGGAGAGGAACTCCTTCAGAAGAACATGGAGCAGGCCATTCATCGTGTGGGTCACTGCTTGAAGCAGGAGAGCCCCGCCGCTGCGTACCATGCGATCTCCAGTGGGGGTTTCAGTCGTGGTGTTACTCAGAAGATGGCGAATGCTGCTGACCGCCAACGAGAAGGTGACGCCTACGGTGCCACCGGCAATCTCCAAGAGGCAGGAGAGATGGCCATCAACGAGTATCGGGCAAGCGTCACTCGGTCCCGTCAACTACGTGAAGAACTGGAGGACATGTGATGGCTGGTCGGCGTGATGACCTCTACAGCAACGACCTCGAAGGAGCGGAGTTCCATGAGGCTCAATATGCTGATGAGGACATCGCCGACGAAGAAGAGGAAGAAAAGCAAGAAGATATGAGTGACTCAGTTAAAATCGGGCAAGTCCTGATCACATCCGGGCTGATTATAGCCTTGATGCGCTACGGCCTGCTGCCTCAGTCTTGGCGCAAAAAGTATCAGCGCGAAAACAAATCAGAGCATAGACAATATGTCCTGGTTGAAAAGTCTGAATTTGAAAAACTAAGAAAGGCGCTAGTGCCTATCGTTGAGGGGGAGCGAAAGATCGAAACAAATCAAATGCGTTATGTTCATGAAGTCTATGAAACCTTAGTGAGAGCAGGTCAAGAATGATTACACTTATTCGTCGCAGGCTGAAGCGATTCTCAGCGATGCACTGGTTGCCCAATGTGGGCTCATCCCACAAATGTGCAAACCAGCATGGACACAATTACGTGGTGTGGGTTGAAGTCCAAGGGCCAGTGGGTGAAGAGACTGGCTGGATTGTAGACACCGCTCTTCTTGATTCAATTTGGAAACCCATTCACGCAAAGCTTGACCATCAAGAGGGTGGACTGAATGCCGTTAAGGGATTGGAAAACCCAACGACTGAACTTCTAGCTCAATGGATACACGAGCGCTTTGCGGCAGCACTTCGGAATGAGGTCGTCATATCGCTAGAGATTACCGTGATTGAAAGTGAAGACTCTGAGGCTGTCTGCCTTGGTTGATTACGACATCCTTCCCTACGCATCAAGAACGGGGACGAAGGTTAACCTAGACGCGATGCGATGTGCTGGTTGGCGTCTGCTGGTCACGGCAGGCGCTGACCTTCGCACCGAAGGATTCGAGCACTACGCTTTGGATAACGGTGCGTGGGGTTGCTACAACCGTGGCGAGAGATTCAATACCCGTCGTTTTGTTGCCGCCTTGAAGTGGGCTGAGAAGCAGGAACATAAGCCTGACTGGATTGTTGCACCAGATCTTGTCGGGTGTGGCCTGCGGAGCCTGCGGGTCAGCCGCTATTGGCTGGACGTCTTGCCCTTCTATTCGAATGCGATTCTCATACCGGCACAGGATGGCATGCTGCCTGGTGACTTACTGCCTCTGGTTGGTCCCAAGGTCGGCATTTTTCTTGGTGGCACAACAAAGTGGAAGCTCGACACGGGCGCTGTGTGGGGCGAGCTGTCCAAAGAGACCGGTTGCTGGTTCCATGTCGGCAGGGTGAACAGCCAGATGCGCCTCGACATTTGCCGTTCGTGGGGTGCTCATAGCTTCGATGGGTCAGGAGCAAGTCGCTTCCTCAAGCAATTCCAACGCATGCAACGACGCCTGGTTCAGGGCTACCTGTTCGGAAGATGACGAGCGTGGAACCGATCAAAGTAGGTAGTTGTTTCTCTGGCATCGGTGGCTACGACCTTGGGGTCCTAGCTGCCATCCCTCACAGCAAAACGACTGTTACAAATCGCAGCCTGTGATTCTGCGGGCAGTGAAAACCCTCGTCAGGAGACCACACTATAGTCTCGCACTTTGAAAGGGATTCTCCTGAAACACGAGACGGCCTGGCGAGGGTCAACACTAGATCTTGAAAGAACAAACATGAGTACCAAAACGAGACGACCTGCGCTATCCTATTGGCATGGCAGATCACTCACAGAGAGTCTTGAACGCGACGCAAAGGTTCTTCAAAAAGGCCCACAAAGTCGACTCACCTACGAAACCGAAACGCGCCAAATCAAAGTTTCCAACCGAGGAACAAGAACAGTTATGGTTGGTCGCCGACCTGCGCCGAGCCGGAATCGTGTTCCAGCATTGCCCGATGGGGATAGCGGCACGCTCACCTGTGGCGGGCGCACGGATGAAGCGGATGGGGGCTCATAAGGGCTTTCCAGATCTCGCTCTATTTACTCGAGCCCCGAAGTTTCCGCACGCACCTGGTGTCATCATCGAACTAAAGCGAGCGAAGCCCGCGCCCAGTCGTGTTTCTATCGAACAAAAGGAATGGATGCGTCAGCTCACTGAGTTAGGGTGGGCCTGCAAAGTTTGTTTTGGTTATCTAGATGCACTGGAATTTTTACGCAACGAATGTGGTTATAGGATAGGAGACTCCAATGACAACCTACTCAAAGATGACGCTAGAGACGATTCTTAGCGAGAACGCTGACTACTCGAACCCTTACTTCAAAACGAAGTCGGCTGCCTATGAGCTGACGCCAGATGAAGCCATCATCAAGCGAATCGAACTGCCCTCTACCACTGATGGAGTAAATCCTCTCATTGGTACGATTGTTCACCACGCGGCGCAGAACGATGTGACTGATGAGGGCATTCAGACGGAGCAGGTTCTTGCTATTCGTAACACCGACACAACCAACTCTGTCACGCTTGTTGGATACACCAGAATGGGAGCTAAGGTGTCGACTGGCAGTGTTGTCACTGTCGCCAACACGACACTCGGCAGCACGAACATGGTGACACTGACAGCGGGCTCAGGTACGCCATGGACAGACACGGCAGGGTTCGCGGCAAATCAATACGTGTTTGTCGTCGACGCGGGAGCTGCCAACACAGCAAAGTCCGGTGCTCGCTACGGCCTTGTCTCTCGTGACAGCACAACTGTGATTCACATCAACAGCAGCTCGGCGTGGACCGGTGGCTCAAGCCAAAGTCTAGAGGTTCAGGTCCTGCGACAGTGGGTCCATGACATTCCGGCGGGTGGCTTCTTTGTTCTGGCCGATGCTCTGCCACAAGCAGCTAGCAGTAATGTTGATGATGCTGGTGTGGTCTACGGCTACTCGAATGCAGGTTCTGGGTCTTCAGTCGTTGAAGTTATTCAGTTAGGCACCTAGACGACGGCACATATAAACCCGTTGCAAACGAAATAGAAGGCTAAGGCATTCGCGGCCAGGACCATTTGAGCCACCTCGCTGATTTCATTTTCCGCTCGCCTCTGACATCAACGTGCAGGAAGGCTCCTGAGCGTGGTTCATAGAGTCCGAGACCTACGACAAGGCCCATACGCTCTGCGGCTCTCTCAGCGTGCCAGAAGAGCCTGAAGAGGTTCTCACGATTGTCGCGCAGAGCTTTCTTCGAGTAGGTGATGTCGGCTGCGTAGGCTTGCCCCTTGTACGGCAGGTGCTGAGACGATTTCACCCCACCTACTGCAGTGTTCCTAGCGGCGCAGCGGTATGAGCTCGTCACACGAAGAGGCTGACCCACCTCTTTGCGAATGGTGTCGAGAAGCTCCACGAGCTTCGGGTGGACATCTTTCCCGCCACATCCACAGGTGCAAGCGAACTCATCCGCCTTAAACCACTTACCGGCCCAGCTCATTTCTTCGGCTTCTTCGGTTTAGTGTACGTCGGCATTACCATCTCCACTTTAATCCGGCAGTTGTTTGCCATGAGAGTCTATCGTTCAGTTCCATGCTCGCATCTGCAAACACATCTAGTCCTTCAGCAATCTCGCCACTAACTCTCGCAAAGGCCTCGGCCCCCACTTGAGCATCACTAGCGCCGAGAACACGTAGGCCGAGGTCAAGAGC